TTTTTCCATCATCTCTTTTTCCATTTTCATCATTTCTTTCATTTTCATCATTTTTTCATGCATGCCTTCTTTTTTCTCTTTGTCACCATGTGCCATTTCAGTTTTTTCATCTTCTTCCTTTTCAGAAATAACTTCTTGACCATCTTTCATTTCGACTTCATCTCCAGCAGCTAATGATTTAGCAACTTTCTTTTCGCCGTCATTAGGTGTGTCGATTGAATCAGGTTTACCTTCTTTTTTCTGAGCAGCATCGCCTGAAGCTTCTTTCGCTTTTTTACCAGCTTGAGTGCCTGGGCCAGACTTATCAGAAGGGTGTGTCACAGCAGGGCCCATATCTTGTACTTCCCCTCCAGGTGTCACACTTGAAGCATCAGAAGCCTTTAGTTGAGGTTCCGCAGGTGCTGCACCCTTTTTAGGAGCATCCGCCGCTTCTTCAAGCTCACTAAGGACTTCTGCCTCTAATTCTTCAATAGTTTTTTCGATTTCATTTGCCATCGGATATCTCCTAGTTGAATCTATTGTTTTAATTAATTAATTAAATATAATTCTCTTATATTAGTCATTATTTATACATTATAGGTTCTTTAAGAATTTTGCAAACTCTAAAGATTCCTCTAACGCTTGTTTTTTCCGAATTCTAGAGTTGATTCTTTCTTTCGCCTCCATTAATTCAGATTCTACAAGTGCTCCATGATTCCATACCCATTCTTTACCTTCCATGATACCTTCTACGAAAGCACTAGGTGCAGAGGGGTCTGAAACGATATCAGCAGCTGTAGCTAAATAGAAATCATTCCTCACATAATTACTACCATCTTTCTTTTGTTCTAAACTTCCCATTCCTCTTGAAGAAACACCAAGTTTAGCTCCCTCATCCATAAGGGTCTTAACGATTTCCCCCATAGGTGTTGATAATATTTTAGCTTCACCTATAAAGTTTTTACCGTCTGGATAAAGTGCAGTTATCATGTGAGAAGCTCTTTCTAAATTAATTGTTGGACCTTCTGGATGTCCTAATTCACCGTAAGCACGCTTCTCTTTGATGAATTCTTTATTGTATCTATTTACTTCTTTTTGAAGTATTTCCATAGGATATACACGGCCATTTTTATTTTTGATATCAGCCTGCATAAAGATACCTTTAATCTTATAATCTTTCTTTCCGTTTTCTTTTTCCTCAGTAATGTATTCTACATCACTTACAAATTCTTCCGATATTAATTTTACTTTATTACTCATAATTCTCTCTATGATGTGAAGCTTGCATCTTTTCTTAATTCTACTATAATAAAACCTGATGCTCCACGAAAACTTGCTTCTAAGTCACCAGATGTTGCTGTTGTATTTGTAGCATTATTTGTAATTGCACCAGCAGTTCCGTCATAATGACCTGTACCTGTTAAATTGATTGCTAATGTATCTGATGAAGCTCCTTTAAATTCTAAGAATGCCCAATTTTTATCATCATCCGCAACACCACCATTAATTCCCCACCAAAGTCTTGTAATATCTAGTTTTGCTCCATTTGCATGACCATCAAGACCTGATGCATCTAAAACATTATTGTTCGAACTTGTTTCATCATCAAAAGTTATTAATACTGTGACTTTACCACCAGCACCTGCTGCGTTTACTACTGAATCTTTTAATGTTCTTGTTGCGACTGCCATATTTTTATCCTATTAAATTGATAGTACTTCTTTTTCAAAGTACGAAATAAGGTCTTTTTCACGAACCCTATTCTTCTTACTTACTGTTTTTATAGTTTTATCGAAAGTATTTAGGAAATCATTAGGTTTCGCGTCCATAATTTTAAAGACACCATCCACAGCAGATTTCATCTTAGGTGTCAATCTCTTATATTCCTTAGACTTCTTATGTTCATCTTTCTCTAAAAAAGGTTTATAAAAAGAATTAAACTTCTTCGCCATCTCCCTCATCCTGTGTGACCGAAGACTTAACAAATGTATTTGCTACTTCTTTTCTTTTTGTTTCTAGTGCATCTGCTACTTTTGTATTGATTGTATCTTTAAAAGCTTTTTCAGCACCTAGATTATCACCATCGGATAAAGCATCTATTATATCTTTAGTTTCCGCCATTGTTATCTCCTTTATTGTTTACACCATCAGATTCTTTACCTTCTAAATCTTCTGGTGATATAAATGAACCTGTTGCATCTGTTGGGTATCTTGTAATACCATCTGTATTACCTGGCATATCAATTCCACCATCCTCAACATCTATTCCAGCTTCTTTATTGATTTGTCTTTGCATCTCATCTATGTCCGTCTTGTAAGAAGTTATACTGAATATGTTCTTTCATTTTATTCCAATCTTCTAAGGTAACAACACCTTTTAGAATTAACTGAGTTTTTAACATATCAGTAAATAGTGGTGTAAATCTTTTTCTTAGTCTTTGTACAAACTTAGTAAATTTTAATTCATCTCTTGTAATCTCTGTAGAACGACCAAGACTAAAACCACTTTCAGCTTCCATTCTAGAAATAGGTACATTCAATGAACGATATAATTTATTTTGGAAATATTTTATATCTTCTATTTCACCTAAGTTCTGCCCACCTTGTAATGTAGTAATCTCTGTTCCACGACCACCATCTCTACGAGGTAACCAAAAATCCTCTAACATTGACATATGATTTCTGTCATCACGAATCTCACCAGTTGAAGAATCATAAACTAATTTGTTACGATAACGATTCATAACATCTTTTAGATATTGTTCTGCTTTTATTTTTGGAAGATTACCTACATCAATATAAAATATTCTTCTTTCTGGTGCTCTTGATATTCTGTATATAACTACAGAATCTTCAATCATTCTTAATTGATTAACAGGTTTGATTGCTTTATGTAAGTGTGAAAGTACATGACCTTTGTTTTGGTCAATTAAACCAGATGGCACATATGTGATTGAATCATCAGCAATCTTAATACCCTCAGTTAATGCACCAGCATTTAATCCTTTATCATTGTATAAGTAAAAATCATCAACACTTTTTATCATCTCTAAAGAAGTGCCTGGTTTTAAATCTTTATTAATCTGTCTTACTTTTCTAATTTTTCTAGGGTCTATGTATCTTACTTCAGCAATACCTTTTTTTGGATTTTTTTTATCAATTACTTTGTGATAAAAAATTCTACCATCAATATACCACCTTCTAAAAATATCATGTCCTTTTACATCAAAATCTAAAAGTGACAATACATCATCAAACTCCTCACGAATTTTTCTTTTAATTTTTTCTGTGTATTCTAATCTATCAAGAACAATAGATACTGCTTGGTCACGCTCATTAGATACGATACCTTCATTGACTATATCTTCAATTGCTGAATCACATTCTGGTTGTTGTGATATTTCACGATATCTACGGATTAAGTCAACCTCTGACCTCTCTCTACCATCTGTATCTAATACTTGACCAAAAAATCCACCACCAGCGATTTCGACTGTACCGTCATCATTGGCTGGTGCTGTAAATTTTTCTTGACTTTTGGTGTCTTTGATTTTCTCAAATCTAAAACCAAATAGTTCTGCCATAATAAAATCTCCTTTATTGTCTTTTATTTATAAAGAAAAAAAAGACTATTTTAGAAGTTAACACCTGAAGCTTCGAAGTGTTGATATTCCCAAGTACATTCAAAAGTTTCAATAGCTGTTGCAGCAGCCGCATCTAAAGCAATTGCAGTAATAGTTTTTGGCCACGCATTTCTAAAGATATAACTTTTTAAAACAGTTTCATCTCTATCTAATTGGTCAACAATTAAATCTGTTGTATAATCAGCTGTATTTGTAAGACCTGTGTTATCTGCAAAATCATTGATTGCATTGTTCCAATTTTCAAATGCATTTCTAATCATGAAATCTGTATCATTATAGAATGTTGTTGTCCAACCAGCAGGTGGTTCTCTATCACCAGCTATGTTAACAGTTCTTCCTCTAAAAACTAGAGGAATTGTGCCTATAGTTGTTTCTGGTAATGAAGCAGCACTACATAAAAAAGAAGTTCTTCTAACATCCAATCCGATTGCAACACCAGGTGGTTCTGATAAAGTTACACGAAATTGGTTTTGTCTAGCACCACCGCCAAGTAAATTTGCCTTAAAGTCATCTATCTGTGCCATGATTAACCTCCTACCTCACTAAACGAAACACCTGTTCGAGTAGCAACAAAGTTTAATGTAATGAAGTTAATAGAACGAGCAGGTTTGACAAATATGTCTGCAACAAATTCGTTTCTATCAATTACACTACCTGGGTTATTTGTAGCATCACATTTAACGCTAAAGTCTGTGATACCTCTACGGCCTTGAACATCTCTTAGGAAAGGTTCAATTAAACTTCTAAATTGTGCTCTTGTAAACTCATCATTGAATTCAAAGAGTTGAAACTTAGCAGCTGTAGCAATTGCCTTTTCTAATACTAAGAATAATCTTCTAACATTAATTCTGTCAAAAGCACTTGGTTTACTTAAAGCAGTTTTATCACCAAACAAAGTCACACCTTGACCAGGGAAGTTAACCACAGGGTTAACTCTTGCACGATATAAAATATCTCTATCGGCCTTGTCTGGGTTAAATGCTAATTTGATTGCTCCTCTAACACTTCCTCTACTGTATCCAGCTGGTGAGAACCATGCATCAGCAACTTGGTCTGTGTTTGCACAAAGTCCAGCAGTTGAACCATTTAAAGGTACGAATCTATAAACATCATTGTACTTATCATACATGTACATGTAACCACTATCCATTACCATGTAAGATGAACTTGGACATAGATTAGCAGCAATTCTTACATTTTCTGCTTGTTGTATTGATGTTGTTACACCTACAGTAGCAGAACGATATGGTGAAGTAAATCCAACACAATCTTTTCTACCTTCTACTAACTGTGTAATCATTGTGACATGAGTATCTTGAGCAGCAGCTGTATCACCAACAATACTAGATGAACCACCAATTATTAAATTGACATCTTCTGTATCTGCATTTTTAAATTTATCATATGCAAGTTCAATCTCT